GAGATACCAGTTGTTCTACCTATTGCAGATATTCCTTCACCTAGAAGTTCTCCACCTATTCCAGAACTTGATAAGTTGCCTGCATTTTGTATCGTATTTGCGGCTTTTAATACTGTACCAAAACTTACATTACCGCCTGTAATATCATCTATAACTCCAAATCCTCCTGCAAGTACTCCTCCGACGCCTAATAAACTAGAAGCACCACCACCTAATAAGGAATTAGGACTAGGAGTTTTGTCATAATGTTCTTCAGCAAATCCTTTGGGTCCGCCTTTGCCTATCGCTCCCCTACTATAGTGAACAGTCTCATATTCTACAGACATACTATTGGATACCGGATCACTTACACTATTATCCATTGTGTCATGCGTCCAACTTGCAATTATAGGATTTACCAATGTCATAGCTGTATATTTTTTACGCGACATTTGATATATGACGATGCTGTTGAAAAAAGGTTCTAAGCTATCATTATCAAAACCGTATCTATATTGCTTCTGAGCAAAAGCTGATCCTCTATTAAATTGTGTTGGATTTTTAAATTGTTTTTTTGTTGGATCTGGTGAACCGTCTGGCTGGACGGCTGTATAGTTACCATCTCTATAATAATATCTATAGTATGCTTCCCACATTGCAGTAGTAACACCAAAGTTATCATCATGAAAAACAATATTAATTGGTTGATAATCTATTCTTTTTTGTATTACACGTTTCCTATTGTATTGATGCTTTACATCAGTTTGAATATTGTAAGCAGGTAACTGAACACTTTTAACCAACATATTAAGTTCGTTGCTATGTTTTTGTGTTAATTGTGGAATAATACTTGCGGCTTGTGAATTTATGTTGAAAGACACATGGTAAAGAAATTTTACCTTAGGAGATAATCTATGACTATCGTCAACATACAGTCTTGCTCCATGTTGATAATCTGCAAGATTACCTTTGGGGTTTAGTGCCCCAGAAAATACATTATCTAAAAATCCATTCAAAAAGCTCATATTAATATTTAGCCTATTCTATTATGTGGGTATTTAATTAGGTCATAAAAAAAGGACCCCTGGAGGCCCTTTTTTATTAATTTATAATTGCTAAAAATCTTATGTAGAACCACCACCAGTAATTGCAGTATTAATAGTTCTGCCAACTGCTGTACCAATTCCTGTTCCTTGCGGAGTTTGTATTGCGTTGTCGTATCTAATGGATAAAGTTACTGTAACAGGCTCTGAAGTTGCATAGTTTAGTGTGTTGTAGTTAGCATTTTCTACGTAACAACCATACAATTCATATGTTTCTAATACATTAGCCGCATTTGCTCCGTTTCCACCATCAAGTATTTCAATTCTAGTAACGAATTTGTAATCACTACCAGAAGCCGCACCTGACTGTTCAAAGAAATCAAATTGTTTCTGTAGTTGTTCACCAACTAATTTTTGAACGTTGTTACTGACATCTTCACGTAAGTTAATTGTGATTGGTTCCCAAGTGTGTTTACCAGCAAGATAAACTCTTGAGTTATATATGTCAACTGTCATTTGATCAAATGTTACGTTTGGTCTTGTTGTATCAATGACTTGTTTTGTAAGCTCTGTTGTTGGACTGGATGTTCCAAAGTTTTCTAACGATACCCTAAAACGGTATTGTAGCTTTGGCATCAACAGCCCTTGGTTGGATGCACTTGCGTTACTGTCCAGTGGTACTGTTAATCTTGAAAGTGTTGAAATTGCCATCTATATGCTCCTATTACTTTTATTTATCCGTTTAGAGTCCTGCTATTTCCCCAGTATTTTTAAGCCTCAATGGAATGTATATAAATTCCACAGCTTTAACTGGTTCTATTGCAATGTCCAAATACAGTTCATTTCTATCTATTCTCGCTGGTGTATTGTTTGACTCGTCACAAACTACTAAGAAGTCATACAATGCTCTTTGAGATACCAATTCAAGCATCAAACTATCAGTTTGAGCTTTGATTTCATCACGTGTGATTTTATCATTTGGTTCAAAGATATATGGTTTAGCAAGTTTTTTAAGTTGTGATCTTAGATACACAACTAAACGTGCAACATTGATTCTATCTAAAGCACTTGCGTTTGCGGCCCTAGTTTTCTGACCAAAGTTTACTAAACCTGCACCTGTTAAGAATGTTATTGGGTTTACATTAACTTGTTGTAGAGTATCACGCTGTCCTTCATTTAATGCTATTGATTTAAATTCGCCTTCTGAATCAATAAATCCTGAAGCTGTAGCGTTTGTAATACCACCACGTCTTGTTCCTGCTGGCGCAAACCATGGAAACGAAACTTGATCACTTAATGCAATAGTTCTTAGTATTGCGTGACTTGGTGGAACAATAATATTTTTACCTGCATTATCGCTTGTAAATAAACTTGGATAAAATACACCTAAATACTCACTGCTTGTTACAAGTCCGTTATCATTATCTTCTACTGCAAGGTTAACGTTTTTACCCCAGTTGTTTAAAGTAGTTGCATCTGAAGTTAATCTAAACGGTGAATCGCCAACGATAAATGCTGTTAAGCCTCTATCATTATTAAGTGAATTCATTTCACCGATCAATTCAGGATAACCTGGGCAAGCCATTAAGTTGAACAGTCTTGACTCATCATCTCTAATGTCTTGGTTGCTGTTTACCATTGCCTGAAGTGCTTGTATGATAACTTTTCTTTGGGCTTTTCTACCAAATGAACCTGATCCATCTGTTTGATTAGCTGATTCAGTTACCCATCTATGTGGATAGTAGTTAACTTGGCTTTCATCGCCCATTCTAACATTTTTATCTGTTGTTACAACATGATTACGTACAAATTTCTTAACATTAAATCCACTTCTACGTAAGTTCCAAAGCAACATACCTTTTGGATATAAAGCTGGATCTGGACAATCTGTATCTAAGTGATCACTCACTAACATTTCTTTGATTGTTCCGGACGGTGCCGCTGTTGCAGTACCACCACTTGTACCAAATCTTGCATCAGCAAATAGTATACCGTCTTCAGTAGTTTGATCACCTTCATCTAATGCGATCCATTTACCTAAGTCTGAATTGTATCTGTGTACTTGCGGATACGCTTCTAAGTCTGCTGTACTAATCCAAATATCACCTGTCACCAACGGAGTTGTATCTGATTGTTGAGTAGGCTCAGTTGCACTAACAATTGGACCTTCTGGATCTGTTGTAGAGTAAACATTTTGATAACCCTTCCAAGTAGTTCCATTATGTACAAGAATATCAACTTCGTCTACAAGTGAACTATACCATAATCTACCATTTTCTGTTAAGGCAGTTGGTGCATTTGCTCCTGCTGTGTATGTTAGGATCTTCCAGTTTGAAACATGGAAATCTGATGCACTATCACCAGTTGGTGCTGTGTAAAGATTTGCAGTACCTAACTTTGTAGTATAGTTATATGCTGAAAAACCAATGTTTTGTAATGCATTTGATGTATCCTTAATTCTAATTTCACCACTGTCATTATGTGAAATTACAACTCTGTTACTTGCGTCTACTGTAGCAACAATATTTGTAAAACCTTTGGCATTAATTGCATCTGCAATTACGTCTGCATCTGTTGTTGCACCAGTGGCTGTAAATGATACAGTCTGATGTGGGTTCATAGCCTCTTGTCCTACAATGCTTTCTGCCATTGTAAATGTTTTGGCTCCTGCCGCAATTGAACTTGCTGTTACAGCCGAGGACGTAATAGTAGTTGCACCTGTGGCATTTCTTGCAAACAATGTAAAGTCGCCTTCTTCATCACCTGCTAAGGTAGTATTCGCTTGAATATAAACTTGGCCTAAAGTTAAGTTTATACCGCCACCTGATTTATCTAAATTGTACAAAGCTGAATTGTGTGTTTTATACAATGGAGCAGGTTGTGTAGCCCATAATTTTGTTGTGCTGTTATATTTTTTAACACTATAATTTGCACCAAGATTTGCTTCTGTTGTTTTTAACCAAACAGAACCAGTTGGTCTTGATTTAGTGTCAGCAGTTTTAAATTCTGGAACCTGTGTATGAGGTTGAATTACAAACTGTGGAGCATAATAAGTACCTGCTGTAATACCTAAGTCAGCAAGTAATGTTCCTGATGCACCAGCACTTATTTGTATAGCACCATCTTCATCAGTTGAACCATCAGTTGTTGATGTACCATTACTGTAAATTTCTAACTTTCCGTCAACAACAGCTGAAGTAATACCAGTTATTCCTGCACTATCAATTGCTGTTTCCATTGCTGAAACAGTTGTGCCTGAAATTGTTACAGTAGTTCCATTAATAATGATTGTTTGCCCATTACTTAATGTTGGATTTGCCGCTGAACCTTGTATAGTTGGCCAACTAGCTACCCAAGCCTGTGTACCAACTTTTACCCATGTACCTGATTTATTTTTGTAGTATATCTTGTTAACAGTTGTTGTAGTAACTACAGCATAATCGCCAATTTGTCCTACTGATCCTTTTGGAAATCCTGTATTAGATTCACCAACAAGTTGTGTATTTGATGTAATTACAGTCGGAACCTTATTTGTAAATGATTGTCCACCAGTAACAGTTGCCGCGTTTCCGTTCCACTGAAATAAACCGTATTTTGTTACGGCTGTGTCAAACCAATATGTGCCATTTGCTGGAGCCGCCGCTGGTGCATTTGCACTTGGCTCTATTTCATTTAAGTCTATATCTGCTCTAACAACAAATGCTCTGTTGCTTACGCCTAGATATGAATATGCCGCTTGTAATCCATATTCGTTAAGCTCACCGCCATTGATTGGATTATTGCTTGTATCTGTTTTGAAGACCGGATCTCCAAAAGTTTCTGTTAAATCTCTTTGTGATGTGATTAAGTATGGAGTACCCGCTTTCGCTTTGGTAGTTCCTGCCGCTGTTGCCGTGCCTGCTCCGTTTGTCTTGTCTTGTGCAGAGACAACGAAAATCATAGGCGTTGTTCCAGGTTCAGCCGGAGTGTAAAAACTTTCGTCGATTACACTTACTTGTACACCTGGTGATACTAAATTAGCCATTTATGTTCTCCTGTATATTAACAACTGTTAAAAGTATTTATACGATTTTTAAAAATCACCCTGGAAAAAATACCATTAAAAGGGGGTAAAAAGGTATGCTAAATACGATATGCGTCCTTTATGTGAATATTGCAAACAAAGACCTGCCGCGATAAACTATAAAAAGGCAAATAAAACCTATTACAGGAAACAATGCGAAACTTGTTTACACCACGGTAAGAGTCATGGTATACCTACTTGGTACAAAGCAGGCTACCGCATAAAACAAGAGTGTGAGAAATGTGGATTTAAGGGACAGCCCGAACAGTACAACGTATACCATATCGACGGTAATTTAACTAATACCAGTTTTGCTAATCTTAAAACAATTTGTGCTAATTGCCAACGGCTTCTGCAGAAGCGTGGAGTAAAGTGGAAGCAAGGCGACCTTGTACCTGATTTTTAAGATCATCTTTTGTTCCTTCATTATAGATATTGAAGTCAAAAGAAGCAGATGCCCATCTCCATTCACTTGGATGTACATCAGTTGGTTCTACACCTAGGTCTTGATATTGTCTAAACCAAAGCGGATCAGGACCTCTTTTCACACACCATACTTTGCCCTTTAAACTTTTAATAATTTCAATTTCATTAATAAATCGTACATCGGGAATAACAAAATTTTTGTCTGGATTTTCAATTATTTCTTTCTTTACAAAACTTACCCATACTCCATCAAAAAATCCATTACGCATACAATCAGTTCCAAACTCTTGTAATACAGATCTAGGAGTCACCTTACGACCTGTTTCTTTAGTCCAAAAACTGTCTTCTTGTTCGCGCCAATATCTGCTCTCAGATGTATCTCCTTCTAGCATATCTCTATCCCAGCCAAATAGTACAGATACTGCATCTTTCAGCTTATCTGCAAATGATATTTTTGTAAATTTATGTTCGTCAACTAGTACGTCAGCAACAGTACCTTTGCCACTACCAATTAACCCGCATATACCGATAATCATAGTTCATCCTTGTATAATGTAATTATTATAGGATATTATACAAAGGTTGTCAAGTGATTTTTTAACCGATTGTGAACCCGTATCCTACGCCACCACCAACTTGTGTTGATACATCAGTTTCTAACTTTTCAATTTCAGCAATAGCTTCAGCCTTTAAAGCATCACCGTTTAATGCAGATCCACCTTGCGGACCGGCTATAGTTGCAAATTTGGACCTAGCTTCTCCTAGCATAAATTTACACTTTGCAAGTGTATAATCCTTTATCCATTGTTTTGCAAGATAGTCGTCTAAAAGTTCAAAATCTGGTCTATAGTTGTAAACATATAATAGTATATCTTCTTCGGCTCTTGGACGTTGTAACAATGTTAATTTTTTACTTGTAGTATTCCATTTAAATTCTATAAATGACCCAAACATTCGTCCTACAAGTTCTTGATATCCAGCAAATGCATTATACGTTGCAAGTCCGCCCATATTTGAACTAGCTAAAAGATAAGTGTTTGTGTAAGCAAGATTAAAAGGCTCAAATAATGTACCTCCGTCACCTCCACCGGTTCTTGATCCTATACTTCTTCTAAATAATTTTCTTACCTCTACAACTTCTGTAGGTAATGTATACTCATTTTGATCAATTACTGTTGGTAAGAACATATAAGATTCTTCAACCGAATTGTCCGATCTTTGTCTAAATTTTGCTAGAGCGGCTCCTAGTGCAGTTTCATAATGATCTGGGTCTAACTCCACATCTACCATGCCTCCACCTAGATTGAGCTCTACATACTTGAAAACTTCTTGTTTTTTTGTTTTAATATTGGTTGCCATACACGTTCTCCGACTACAGTATTTATGCGTAGATAAATACTTACGTTATGCCAAGACTGAGCTTATATAAACCCGAAAAGGGAAAAGACTACGAATTCCTAGACAAAACCATAACTGAAATGTTCACAGTTGGTGGTACAGATGTCCACGTTCACAAATACCTAGGTCCTAAAAATCCGGATCTAGCAGATGCCACTTCTGATAAGCCTAGATACGATGCAGTAAAAGAAACCAATATACAAGACATGCTGTTTCTAGAAAACAGAGATAGAAAATATGATCCTGACATCTATGTTATGCGGGGAATATACAATGTTTCAGACGTAGACTTTGATATGAGTCAGTTTGGATTGTTCTTACAAAATGATGTAGTTTTTATGACTATACCTATTAATTATAGTGTAAAAACATTAGGTAGAAAAATAATGCCAGGTGATGTTATAGAAATACCACACCTAAAAGATGAATATGCACTAAATGATTTTAGTGTTGCACTGAAAAGATTTTATGTTGTTGAAGATGTAAATCGTGCAAGTGAAGGATTTTCACAAAGTTGGTATCCGCATTTGTATAGGGTAAAAATGAAACAAATTGTTGACTCGCAGGAGTTCAAGGACATACTAGATTTACCTACAGAAGAAGGTTCTTCACAGACTCTTAGAGATGTGTTATCTACATATGAAACAGAGATGCAAGTTAACAATGCTGTGTTACAACAAGCAGAAGCTGACACAGCCAAATCAGGATATGATACAACAAATCTTTATACGTTGCAAACAGATGAAAGAGGGCAAACAGAGCTGGTTACTACTGATATAACAAGTTTAGATGCAAGTACACAAAATGAATTAGCAGATAGAATTAACCAGACACCAGATAGATCAGGATATGATGGTTATTTGATAGGAGACGGAATACCACCAAATGGAGAATCATTTGGTACTGGAATAAGTTTTCCTACTACACAAGCCAAAGGCGATTACTTTTTACGTACAGACTTATTACCAAATAGATTATTTAGATATGATGGAACAAGATGGGTTAAGATGGAAGACGCAGTGAGAATGACTATGACTAATACTGATACAAGAAATACATTTAAATCTGGATTTATAAACAACACAGCAACCAATCAAATTGCTGGTGAAACTGTAACAGAAAGACAAAGTTTATCACAAGCACTTAAACCAAAGGCAGATAATTAATGCAACATTTTTACGATGGACAAATTAGAAGATATATTACGCAATTAATTAGATTGTTTAGTAATTTTTCTTACAAAGATGGAGAAGGAAAACTGACTCAAATTCCTGTCATGTATGGTGACATCACTAGACAAGTAGGACACATATTGAGAGATAACAGTGAAAATAAAATTCCATCTGCTCCTAGAATGGCAGTTTATATAACTGGCTTGGAACAAGATAGAACAAGGACTGCTGATTCTTCGTTTGTACACAAAGTTCATCTTAGAGAACGTGCATATGATAGTTCAAATAAAGAATATCTTAATACACAAGGAAAAAATTATACTGTAGAAAGAATTATGCCTAGTCCATATACACTTAATATAAATGTTGATATATGGAGCACTAACACAGAACAAAAATTACAAATTATGGAACAGATATTAATGCTGTTTAATCCTAGTTTGGAGATTCAAACAACAGACAATTACGTAGATTGGAGTAGTTTATCTGTTGTTGAATTGACTTCTGTAAGTTTTAGTAGCAGAACAATTCCTATTGGTACAGAGTCTGAAATAGACATAGGACAGCTGAGTTTTACTACGCCAATTTATTTGAATTTACCTTCCAAAGTAAAAAAATTAGGTGTAATAACAAGTGTTGTGATGAGTATTTTTGATGAATCAAAAGGAACTATAGACTTAGGTAATAGCACACCGCAACTAATGGCTTATTCAGATGCTGAACAAACTCATCCTAAAATGGACAAAGCAAATGACAGAACTGTAACAATGGGTATAGCCGCAGGTGCAACAACTTACAAAGACTATGATATACTTGTAATGAATAACATTGCACAAATTGTTGATAGAGGTATTGTAGGAAGCATTCAGTGGGACGTCATTACAGAAGCATTACCTGGAAATTTTAGGACTGGGTTATCTCAAATACAACTAAAAAGAAAATTACTTGAAGGAGAAACAGGAAGTATTAGTGTCAATGCCAGTGTAGCAATCAATGAATTAGACAGAAGTAAATTAATTCTTACATATGATGCTGATACTATTCCTACAAACACTGATTTGAATTCACCAAGCGGACGTAACAACACAGGATCTGTTGATTATATTGTTGATCCTTTAAAATTTAATCCTGCAACTGCAAAAACTGCCGGGTTAAGATTATTATTATTAGGTGCAATTAATACTAGTACAAACGTTGGTGGATTAATGACTTATGGTCAAGATCCTTCAGACGGAAGTAGTCAAGATCCATATGATGGCCCAGATGCATGGAAAAACACAGACGGATCTGATTTTGTAGCTGGTGAGAATGATGTAGTTGAATGGGATGGTGCTAAATGGTATATAGTTTTTGATGCTAGTGAGGATCCCGGAACCACAACCAAGTATTTAACTAACCTAAATACAGGTGTCCAATATAGATGGACTGGCTCAGAATGGATACTTTCATTCGAAGGCGAGTATCAAAAAGGCACTTGGCGACTCATTTTTTAAGTAAATATTTTCATGAGTGAAGAAATTATTTGTAGTGGTGCCCTCTTCTATTGTCTAAAAAGCAAAAGATTCTTATTATTACATAGGACACAAAGCAAACAAAAAAATGTATGGGGATTAGTTGGTGGAACTAACGGAAAAAACGAATCTCCCTGGCCAGCATTACAGCGTGAAATAAAAGAAGAAATTGGTAAGCTACCCGAAATAGTTAAAACAATTCCGCTTGAAACTTTTGTAAGCACAGATTCTAAGTTTCATTTTCACACTTATCTTTGTGTAGTTAAGGATGAATTTTTACCTGATCTAAATGAAGAACATGACGGCTATGCTTGGGTAAGTTTTGGTAAATGGCCCAAGCCTTTGCACATGGGATTAAGAAACACATTACAAAACAAAACTAATCAAACAAAACTACAAACAGTTTTTGATTTAATAGGATATCTAGAAAATGAAACGAATTAAAGATATAACCATAGTAGGTGGTGGTTCAGCGGCATGGTTGGCCGCTGTATATATACAAAATAATTTTTGGGACTTGCCGGTCACAGTTATAGATAAAGAAATAGGTAATCCTATAGGAGTAGGAGAAGCAACTGTACTGACTTTTCCACATTACTTGAGACAATGTGGTATAGATTTACCACAATGGTTTCAAAATGTAGATGCAACATACAAAGCAGGTATTGACTTTCCACATTGGAAAAATCCTAAAGGTAGAGTATGGCATCCTTTCTATCTGAACAGATCTTATTTTGATATGAAATGTACTCAATATGATATTTGGGCACAAAAACAAGAACTAGATTACTGCAAACATGCATTACCTTGCTATGAAACTGTGATGGATAATCGAGTAGATATGATGAACAGTTTTGAAACACTTGCATATCACATAGATGCAGGTAAGCTGGTTACTGAATTACAAAACATTTGTAGAAGTACTGTAAAGACAATTAAGAGTGATGTTGTAAATGTAAATAAAGACGAAAAAGGCTTTATAACCAGCCTAGATCTTAAGAATGGTGCAACACATGTATCTGACTTTTACCTCGACTGTACGGGCTTTATATCGCTTTTAAAAGGCCAAAAAAAGAAGGAATTACTTAATACAGGTAGACTGTTTACTAACTCTGCTGTAGCAGGACACGTACCATATGAAGACTTTGAAAAAGAGTGTACACCTTACGTAAAATGCCCTGCTGTTGACCATGGTTGGATATGGAAAATTCCAGTACAATCAAGAATAGGATCCGGATTAGTTTTCAATAGAGACATAACAGATCCTGATACTGCAATGCAATATTTTAGTGATCATTGGAATGGTAGGATCAAACCAGAAGATCTAAAGTTAATTGACTGGACACCTTATTATAGCGAAAACTTTTGGGAGAAAAATGTTGTTTCAATAGGCCTAAGCGGAGGATTTATTGAACCTTTAGAAAGCACAGGATTAGCAAGTATGACATATGGTGTACAAGAACTTGCAAAACAAATACCACAATATGTTTATAATGAAGAAGCTATAGCAAGTTATAATATGTCAATGATGAATTGGTACTCAGATGCTGTAGATTTTGTAGGAAGTCATTATGCAGACACAGAATGGGATACAAAATTTTGGAATTATGTCAAAGAAATGCATGTAAAATCAGAAAAACATTTATGGTATGAAGAATGGTTACGTGATCCCCAAAGATCTTTTTACAGTGATGTTTCTAGTAATACTTTATTTCATCCGCAAAATTGGCAACTATGGTTAATACAAATGGGTTATCCTGTAAGTAAAGATATGAATAGAGTTAATCCAATGCAATTAGATTTTGCAATGACAGAATTTTTACGGGCTGAAGAAGTCAGAAAGAGAACTAGTCTTAGTCATATTAATGCAATTGAATCGACCAACATGGGAATGGACTGGTATAAGGCATCTCAAGGACAGCGAGAAGGATTTCTATAATGAAAGTAGTTGTTGTAGGTGGCGGCACAGCTGGCTGGTTGGCCGCGTTGATGATATCAAAAATTAGACCAGAACACGATGTAACAGTAATTGAAAGTTCTAAGATTGGCATTATTGGTGCAGGAGAAGGAAGTACTGGATCTCTTACAAACATAGTGCAAAACGAAATGTGGAACCTTGGTTGTGTAGAAAAGGATTTTATTCGTGAATGTGATGCTACTATTAAATTAGGTATCAAACACATAGGTTGGAACAAGGATACAAAGTCACATTACTACGGTCCAATAGATGGTTCTCCGACCAGTGGAGATGTTGTAGATGTAGTGTTTCAAAATGCTTTAGGTTATCGTGAACAAGACATGCTTCATGTTTCAACAGAACTAGGATACAAAATTCATCACAATAGAAATAGTTTTGTAGAAGACAAAGGAAATCATGCGTATCATTTTGATGCTCACAAGGTTGGACAATATTTTAAAAAGGTTTGTAATACTGTAAAACATATTGACAGTGAAGTTGATGATGTGGTAAAGGATCCTGAAAATGGCTGGGTCACTGAATTAAAATTAAGCAACGGTTCAACAATAAAAGGAGATATGTTCATTGATGCAAGTGGATTTAATCAAGTTTTAATGAAGGCCGTAGGCAGTAAATGGAAGAGTTACAAAGAAAATTTACCTGTAAATTCTGCACTTCCTTTCTTATTACCTTATGAAGAAGATGAAAAAATTGAACCTGTTACAAATGCATGGGCACAAAAAAATGGATGGTGTTGGCAAATACCAACATTAAATAGAAGAGGATGTGGCTATGTCTTCTGTGATGATTTTGTTACTCCTGAAAAAGCACAAGAAGAATTAGAACAAAATATAGGTAAAAAAATAGAACCAATAAGATTATTGAAATTTGATAGTGGCAGACAAGAAAGGCTATGGATCAAAAATGTATTATCTGTAGGCTTATGTGCCGCTTTTGCAGAGCCTTTAGAAGCAACTAGTATACACACTACAATTTTTCAATTGAAACATTTCGTATTTGGATGCTTAGGCAAAGATAGAGATGAAACTTGTAACGTAGGACAAGTAGATGATTATAATAATAAAAATGCACATTTATACGATACACTAAAAGATTTCTTAGTAGCTCATTATACATGTGGTCGTAATGATACAGAATTTTGGAAATACATTGACAGTGGCAAAACAATGACTGATTTTGTAAGAACGATGCATGAAGTTTGTAAAAATAGAGTTCCTAATCATACAATGTTTCCTAGACATGAAGGTTGTGCGGGGTGGCCTTTGTGGAGTTATGTATTAGCTGGCACTGGAAAACTTACAGATAAAATTTGTAGAAGAGAACTACACTTTAATAATGATGTAGATATTTCAGATACTGCATACGTATACCATGTAGGACAACATGATTTTAAAACTATGCATTTACCAGACAATACAAATTACATAAGAGATATGCAATGATAAGAATATACGGCGATATCATGCTAGATAGATGGATAGAAGGAGATTGCAAAAGGATAAGTCCTGAAGCACCAGTCATTGTCCTTAAAGAAGAAACATTCACAGACAGTATAGGAGGAGCAGGAAACCTTGCAAATAATATAGGAAATATTAATAAAAAAGAAGAGGTTATTTTGTACGGAAGTGTAGCTTTAGATAACGAAGGTATGATAGTGCAAGATATCTTAGACGAGACTAATGTAACAAATAAAGTGTTCAATGATGCAACTACAACTACAACAAAAACTAGATTTGTAGGACAAGGAGGACAACAGGTCCTAAGATGGGATAGAGAAACACCATATGAAAATGAGACTCCATTTGATTCTTTATTACAAGATATACAACAAGACGATATAGTTTGTGTAAGCGATTACGCAAAAGGTACAGTTAAAGCTAACACAATTAATCAAATATTTAGAAAATGTAAAGTTTTAGTAGACCCTAAACAAGAAGATTATTTTTATGATGGAGCTTTTTTAGTAAAGCCTAACATGTCAGAATATCAAGAGTGGTTTGGTGAATTTGACGAAATAGATGCAACAAATATAATGAGAAAACACAACTGGCAATGGTTAGTTGTGACCGATGGTGCAAACGGAATGCATGTTCTCTGCGAAGACAGTAGATATCAACATTTCAAAGAACCAGCAAATCAAATAGTCGATGTTACAGGAGCAGGTGATATAGTTTTGGCTGTTATTGCCCATCTTTTACATCAAGGTAAAGATGTTTTCGAAGCATGTGAAGTGGCTTGTTATGCCGCGGCTAGGGGAGTTGAACGTAGAGGCACTAGTATTATTACCAAAAAAGATTTACGTAAAAAAACTACTGTATGGACAAACGGAGTATTTGATGTGCTACACAAAGGACATCTCGAACTACTAAAATTTGCACATAAACAAGGCGATAAACTTATTGTAGGTATTAATAACGATGCCAGTGTCAAACGCTTAAAAGGTGAAACTAGACCCATTAATGACGTTAACGAACGTAAATCGCAACTTGAATCATTACCGTGGGTGGATCAGGTTGTAGTGTTTGATGAAGACACACCATTAAATAGTATTATGTCATACAAACCTGATGTAATAGTCAAAGGTGGCGATTACACAGTACAAACAGTAGTTGGTCATGAACTTGCAGAAGTTGTAATATTTCCGACCATTGAGGGTGTAAGTACAACAAATACGATAGGTAAAATTACACAATGAAGATTTTAGTCACTGGACACAAAGGCTTTATTGGAAGCCATATGTCTCAATATTTGCTACAAAAAGGTCATGATGTAGAAGGATTTGACTGGGTAGAAAGTGTGGTACCTGCTGTTGAACAGTACGATTGGGTAGTACATTGTGGTGCTATTTCAGATACAACTGAGAGAGATATCAACAAGGTTTGGAGACACAACTACGAATTTACTATGCGTCTTCTACAAATTTGTGATAATTATCAAACAAATATCCAATTAGCGAGTAGTGCCGCTGTTTATGGTCCTAATAAAGATTTCAACGAAGAAGATCCTTGCTATCCTCAAACACCTTATGCTTGGAGCAAGTTTTTAATTGATAAGTTTTTACTCGACGCCGGAATAGATAAATTTAATATGTTGGTCCAAAGCTATAGATATTTTAATGTATATGGTCCTGGAGAAGGACACAAAAAAGATCAGATGAGTATGGTAAGCAAATTCCAGGTACAAGCGGCAACAGAGGGTAAAATTAAACTATTTAAGAACAGTGACAAATATAAAAGAGACATAGTTTGTGTATATGATCTTGTACGCATACAGGAAGAGATGATGCATCAAGACGTAAGTGGTGTATATAACCTAGGTACTGGTAAGGCAGTAGACATAGAAAGTGTCGCAAAGGTTGTTGCAAAGGAAACCGGAGCGAAAATAGAATATATTGACATGCCTGATCATCTAAAAAACCAATATCAGGACTATACTTGTGCGGATAATTCCAAGCTACATAATACTATACCAATTAGACATTGGATTACACTAAAAGAATACTACAAGGATATTGTTAATGACCGAAAGACTTGAAGGTAAAGTAGAAAAAGGTTGGGGCTATGAATTAATCTGGGCTACCAACGAAAAATACTGTGGCAAAATCATGGTATTTGAAAAAGTAGGATCTAAATTTAGTTTGCATTTCCATAAAGAAAAAGATGAAACTTGGTTTGTAAACAACGGAAAATTTTTACTTAGATGGATTGATACAAAAACATCTAAGATTTATGAACAAGAATTAACGCAAGGTATGACTTGGCATAATCCTCCTTTACAACCACATCAATTAGTTTGTATGGAGGCAGGAAGTAGTGTAACTGAAGTTAGTACTGCTGATTCTGTTGAAGATAATTACAGGATTGCTCCTGGAGATAGCCAAGCTGATCAGGAAATTAAGCCTGAGCCTCGCCCCACTTCGTAATAATATTCGCTTTTGTTGTTGCACCAGTAGTTTTATACACGTTGATTGCTAACACGTCTGGACCATTTGGAAAAGTACCTCTTCCTCCCAGTGTAGTATTGGTCAATTCTTTCAATAGGTTGAGATCCAATGTTGATCTTTCTCCTGGTTGTGCAATAAATGAAAATACTGTTTCACCTGGCTGTGCGTACGGAGGTTGTTGGAACGTAAAGTTAAATAAGTCTCCTGGTGAAACTGTACCAGTATACGCATTGTTAAATGTAACTCTGTAGTATTCAATACCTGATCCACTTTGATTACCAAATAATAATGGTCCTTCAACATTTGTGACATATGATCCCGCTGGCATACTGATGTCACTTTGGTCAGTTGGAGCACCGCCCGAGTTACCAATAATCGTACCTGACTTGGCTCCTGTTGCGTCCCATACATTTTTAAGGAACAATGCACTAACGCTGTTTACTGTGTCTCCACCTTTTTGGAATGTCTGTGTTGCCGCGTTACTAGAGTTTGAATTTGAGTTCTGAGAAAAGTAAACTAGATAACGTCCATAAATTGTTTGGTCAACAACCTGTTGGATTGTAGTTCCTGATGGAAAGTATTCATTACCTCCACCGTCTGCATTAACTTCATCACCAACTGATAGATTAGCATCTTCCCAACTATTTGCTGTAAAGTATGCATAACTTCTGTTTGTTCTAAATGACCACCATGGCATCAATTGAGCCGTTGCAGTAACCTGAGCCATAACTGCACCAGTTGTATAGGTTGCAGTATCACCTGAGTTCCAGTTAACTGATGCACCTGAGGCAACCTGTGCAAAGCTAGGCTGACCACCTTGGGCTAGTCCTGACAGTCCTTGCCAACCAATGTCACTTGGGTTGAGTGGATAGTTTTGCGGATTTAATATTCCTTCAATAACGATACCACCTGTAACAATTTGTGTGTTGTCAGTTGGATCAACACCATCTGATGTGATCTCTAAACCTTGCATAAGCAACTGGGCTCTGTTAAGAAGTTCTCTATCTCCTAAATCTCCAACAATAGCGTTACTAACACTAGGTGCTAGTCTAAGTAAGAAAGCTGTTTGTCTTGTTGTAGAAACTGACAATCCTGCTTCTGTGTATGAGAAGATATAACCTCTATCTTCATCAAACATTCCGTCTGTAATAAACGCTGATCCCCAGTGTGATATGAGTGGAGTAATTGTATTACTTACTAATATGACACCAGTCCTTGCCGCATGTCCACTTGCCGGACTTGCTGAATACTGTCTAGTTGCACCTGCTTGGAAGTTTGTTAATGAAGTACCTCTGGTTAAACCTGAAAGTGTTCTGGTTGTATCATCTTTTGCTGTATAAGATATAAGCTCGTTATCTATAAACACAGTACCTGAGCTTGGAAAGAATTTGCTTTCTACAAGTGTCAACGTAGTTTGTGTGTCAGTAATATCACTTGCTAGTCTATCAAATGCTCCTTCATTAGTAACTTCATAACGCACAGGTAAGTTACCTGATCTCATAAATGCTTCTGTGTTTACGTTTGAGTTACGCATTCTGTGACAGAACACAAAGTTACCATCGGCACCTCTTACCATCCAGTCAATGAAACCAGCACCGTACCAACTGTATTGGATACCAATCATCTGCATGTATCTCACATCCATATTGTATCCACTTGGTCCAGTACCGTCTAGTCTATCCAAGTTCCATTCTTCTTGTAGTACTTTTTTGTCAGCAATAAGGTTTACCTTAGCCGCATATATTTGATTTACTCCTCTATAATCTGGAGTAATTGTAATTTGTGTTTGTGAATCAACATTTGATACAACGTGTGTCATTCCTTTAATAACAATTCTATCACCTGCTTTGAGCTGGTCTCTAAATCTTGTGTTGTTACCTGTAATAAGGTTACTATCTGGCGATGCTCCAACCGTTCCTGCAATTTGTTTTGTAGATGTTCTTTGAGCAACACTTACATTACTACCATCATATTCCCAATAAATTCCATTTTGGTCATCAAAGATTCCCGAGCGTACAGTAGCACCATGCCATCCAACGACAGTCATCTGTGCCGCAAAACCTAGTACGGCTGTTGTTGCGCCGAGTCTACGTGTTGAAAGTACTTTTAATGTTCTTTCATCAACAATTTGATTAACTACATATTCTCCGTTGAATCCTGCTGATTCAACTCCGATGATTCTTATTCTACCACCAACCTGAGCACCATGATCATTATCATCACTCACGATAGTAAGTGTAGCACCTATCTCAGTGCCAGTTGCAGTAATGGATCTTACATCATAGGATGGGGCAAAAAGTGCACCTGTTGTATACATGATACCCTTACCAGACTGGTATCTAATGTATTTTTTACTCTGTCTAATTGCTTGAGCACCATGTTGAGGTCCACCTGTTCCTAACTGCACACCACCGTCATATGGTCTGTGTATGAAGAATGAGTCAGGTCGCATGTAAACGTTACCTTGTACCTTATCTTCAACTGATGTGCCAGTAACAAATTCCTTAATATTACCAGGAGCTCTTGTGTTATATCTAATTTTCTTTGTAGTTGGAACTGTGATTGCCATGAACGAACCACCTGCTAATTGGTGATTATTTGTTCCGCCATCATCTGAATTGATATCAACAATGAATGTATCACCTGGTACAATACCATGTGCATATGGCCACGATACTTCTACAGTTGCCAACGCTTCAAATGGTATATTAGTTCCTTGATTAATTGCTTGTGTTGTAAAATCTGTTAGTGTAATACCATTAACAAGATTTAATGTACCACCTGCAACTCCAGTTCCTGTTATACTTGCAGAACTTAATCCGCCCGAACCATCAACACCTGTAACTGTTACAGTAGCATCGTTGGCTGTGGTTGAACCACCTAAGTTTGTGCCAACTATTGTTATAATATTTCCTACTTTGTATCCTGATCCGTTTGCATTAATGGCAACCGAATATGTTCCTTGCGTTCTAGTTACGTTAAATGTTCCACTTGCACCTGCATGTGCTTCGTTAGTGCCTGGCACACCTGTAAAGCTGGTTGGTAATGTTGGAGCACTACCAGAAATACTTGCTGTTGCAATTATACCTTGATCATCAATTCCTGTTGTGTTTACGCTATCAATTGTTACTGTGGCGTCATTTGTAGGAGATGCTCCGCCTAACTGTGTACCTGCAATAGTAAATGTTTGTCCTTGATAATAATCCTCACCAGCAGTATCTATTGAAACAGAATATGCTGTTCCATTATTTATAACGTCGAAAATTGCTCCTGCACCTGCAACATTTGTCATTGTTTTACCTTGAACAGATGAGCCGTTGTATGCTACAGCAAGTGTTGATTCGTCACTGCCTTCTAATCTCACATCAGTGATACCACCTGCACCATCAACCGAAACAATTCTCAGATATAAATCATTGGCTGTTGTTGCACCACCAAGTTTATTTCCTGTTATAACAAGTGTATCTGCTGTATTGTAACCTGTACCGTTAGCTGAAATTTGTATACTGTAAGATGCACTTGCACCTATACTTCTATTAATATTGAATGCAAAATCTGTACCCGAACCACCACTGAATGTTAATGCTGAAGGTCCAAATGAATAACTTAAAGTAAGTGCTGGAGGTGTACCAACTCTTGCCGAATCATTAACTATTGTCAATGTTGTAATTGTTCCGCCGCCGCCTACAGCCGCAACATAGGCTAATACATCATTACCACTGCCAAATGATTGTGAACCATCTGATGAACTTCCTGGTGATACATTTGATCCTGATAGTTTTACTATGTCGTTTACTGCATAACCTGAAGTAGCATTTGGTGAATTAAAAGTTATGGCATTGTATGCATTGTTTTCCCAACCAATATCTACCTGTGTTCCACCCCATGTACCTGCACTATTGTTGTAAGTTGATGTTACATTTTGCCATGTAATGCTTCCGCTCAAAGCTGTTCCTGAAATTGATGCAGATGTTATACCGCCGGATCCATTTACGGCTGTAACCAATAATACGGCATCATTTGCTGGAGTCAAACCACCTAAATTAGTACCTAATATTTTAATAGTATCACCTTGCTTGTATCCTGAACCAGCTTGGTTAATACCGTCTACTGAATAGTTTACTCCTGATCGACTAATATTAAATTGTCCATTTAAACCTGCTGGTGCTGTTATCGTACCAGACACACCGGTGTAAGTTTCTGTATTTTTATTAATTGTAGATGTAAATTGTCCACTCATAGATACAGTTGATCCTACTATGTTATTAACAAATATAGCATCACCTGAGCCATTATCAGCCGCTAATCCTTGAACAATACCACTTGTTGAACTTACTGTGAACTGCGTGTTACCACTTGTAATATCGCCTGTTAAATTCATCGATAATGGAGTACCACCTGGTGTATTTGCAACAGCTGATACCTGTGTACCGACAGCAAACGCTGATGGATAATTTATAGGAGCACCAATTTCTGGAACGTCTCCTGTGGTTGCAATTCTATTTTCACTTTGCTGTGCCGCAAGTGATAAGTTCATTGTACCATTAGTACCATTACTGAATACATCAAACTGTGGCTGACCTAAACTAGCACCTGTATAAAAAGCACCTTGTCTAAGTTGTGTGTATGTTGTTGAAAGTACCTGTCCATTTGTAGTTCCAACTTTTGATTTTGCATAAAAAGTAAACGTTGTAGCTGTAGGTACAGTATTAATAATAAACGAACCTTCTGCTCTAGCGGCTCCAACAACAGCATCTTCTAATGCTTTGATTGTAATTGGTGTACCTGCAATAAATCCGTGTCCACCTATTGTTGTTACAGTAATTAAACTAGCACCAATTCCTGCAGAGCCTGACGAAGCATCTGTTGTGACAGTTGCAACTTGCGTGTCAGTTCCTGGCAATTCATACACACTTGGATATCCACGCATCATTCCTATAGCTGACCATTTGGTTGGCTGTAAGCCGTATTCAAAGTCAGCATCAAGCATGGATAACGGTGGTGCAATACGCATACGTTCAATAGCATCTGTACCAAAACGGTATGGTCTAGTTGTCTGTTCTTCGCTATTTACAAATATTTGTATTTCATCTGTTGTTGCTTGTGTGCTTGTGTTAAAAACTAAATCTACTATAGTAATAGCATCAGTTGTTTGTAAATATTTTGGAAAGTCCGTATCTGAATTTTCATTAGCATTTACCGAATCATATTTTACAACATATCCGCCACTATCTCTAGGTGTAACATCATCTATTCTTGTAACCTTACCACCTTTTGTAGCATCAGTAAAGTTGTATATGACTTCAGATTTAGTTGAGTTTGTAATAATAAGCAAATCACTTGCGTCATAGTTTCCTGCAAATCTAATATGACCTAAACCTTTTCTTTCAAACGTAGGTAACGAACTTAATCCGTTTGTAATAACTGCTATTACTATTGCAGAAAGAGTTTGTATTCTAGTACCAGCTTGTGGTTCTGAAGTATAAGTTGCGTTAACAGTTTGTGCGTAAGTACTTTGATATGGAGTAGTCTGAGCTGAATTGGCAAACACATGATTAGTTATTAAGTCTCTTGTAAATTCTTTTGCTCTAATTTCTGGAATTCTTGTTCCATCAATTTGTGCAACTTCTCTTTCCCAATAGGTATTTGCAATTCTATAAGTTTCTTGGTTTCCACCATACTGTAAATCATGTAACCATGCGTCTATGTTATAACCTGTATCTCTTCTGCACTTTGCATCATCATATATATAACCTTCAAAGCCTGTGGCATTATCTGCAACTTGCTTTGCTATCCAGGCTGATACTTCGTATTGTATAAAAGTTTTATTTGCGTTCAGTAACCATTTTGCATTTGGATAAACTGCATCATTTAATCCTATACCAGGATAAAACGTATAATTCTGTATCTTTTTCTTTGCCATTCTTTATGCTCCAAATGCCACTGCTAGTGCGGTTGCTGTTGCATCAACATATCCTTTTCTAGCGGCATGTGTGCCTACTGTAGGATCTCTCTGCATTAATAGGTTGTCATTCACTGTTAAATCTCCGTTAAGATTTGAACCACTTACATTCAAATTACTTGCTGAACTGTCAGGCGCAGTAGTCATATCAATATTGTACGCTTGTACTTGTACAGGTGTATGATAACCAATGTCAACATTGTCAATCGTGCCAGGTATTCCTATGTTGTTTACTACTATCCTTGAATTTATTACTGATAAAATTGTATTGTTAGCAGAGTCATTTACTTTGAAAACTCCGCCGTTCACAGCTAAACTATCAAAAGAGTTTGATACTGTTGTACCAGTATCATCACTTGTCTGATCATCACTTGCGGCTTGCACAAATGATTTACCATTAAGTAAAATTGATTTAACGTCTAGTGTCTCTGCTGTAATTTTTCCAGCAGTATCCACAGTATACTTTGGACTTTCAAATCCAAACTGTGCTTGAAACTTATCGTTAATTACTGTGCCTGCCATTTTTCTTCCTTATGTTATATCGAAGCCATAGATTTGATTACGATAGTTCCTTGCATCGCACTATGACTAGAACATCTATACTGATAGTTTCCAGAGATATTTGCTGGCACTTTCCAATATAAAGTTCCGCTTGTCTTACCTTGTGCAGACGAACCTGTTGACTCTGCTCCGGTAGTTTCAACATGCAACAATCCGTTATCATAATTTATACCACCACTTGTTTGAATTAAAAATGGATGACTTCCTATACCTGATAACTTAAATGCAATAGTTGCCCCTGCCAAGGCATAAATTGTAGGATCTTCTGTGTTGCCATATTGATCAAACTTGTACCCGTTAAAAGAATCT